AGCAGTGAGTGTCCATACACCTGAATAGCTTGGCATTATTGAACTCCTCCGTTAGATGACGAGCAGGCACCCAAGGAGCCACGAGAGGTTGTCAGATCACCAAAATCTGTAGCGTTACCTGTAGAGGCGATTGTGACGTATGAAATTACGTTAGTAGTTGCCCCTGAAATAGTGCCGCCCCCAAACGTTGCGCGTGTTGCAGAAGAACATGCACCAGCCCTAACGGTTTCTTGGGTTAAATCGCCAAAATCCGTTGCATTCCCAGCGGAAGCAATTGTAATGTACTGAATTACATTAGAGTAAGGCGTAGTTCCCGGCGGCGTTGAATTTCCTGCAAATAAACCTCTGGTACTTGAGGAACATGCAGTTGTGTCCCGTGCAACTGTTATTAAGTCACCAAAGTCACTTGCACTACCTGTAGATGCAATAGTCACGTAGTCAATAATGTTAGTAAAATCGACCGAGCTTTCACCGCCGCCCCACACACCGCGAGTAGGGGAAGAACATGCGGATACGCCATATCGAGCAGTAGTTAAGTCACCAAAACTTGTAGCGTTGCCAGTACTGGCAATTGTTACGTATTCAAGTTGGGCATCATACGTAGTGGTGAAGCCGCCTCCAACAACTCCGCGAGTTGCGCTATTACATCCACCAATACCGTTTTTCATGTCCTTGGTTAGATTGCCAAAGTTTGCTGAATCGCCTGTAGTTGCAAATGTTATGTACTGTATTCGCCTAACACTATCATTCCCTCCGGCAAACACCCCTCTAGTGGTTGACGCAAAAGCCCCATACAGTCGAGTTGACTCCAGCATATCCCCAAAATCTGTTGCATTACCAGTAGAGGCAATGTTTATATAGTCCATTACATTAGAACTTCCACCCCCGTATACACCACGCTGTAAAACCTCTGGAGTCACACTATTACTCGCCGCACTAAACGCGCTAGGCCCATAAGTGTTGATAGCCCACACAGCAAATGTGTAAGGTGTGCCGTTGGTCAAGCCCGTGACGCTGATTGGAGAAGAAGCCGCCGTTGCAGTGACGCTATCAGGAGTTGAACGAACACCGTACAAAGAAATAGCAGACCCGCCCACGTTAGATGGCGGGGTAAACGCAACAGACGCGGTTGTATCCCCACCCGTAGCCGTCCCAATGGTCGGCGCATTAGGGTTGTTCAGCGGATCATAAAAGGCTGAGATAAACCCAGCAGGAGGACGTAGTGGCATGATGCCCCCTTAGGCGTTGATCTCTTCCCAGCTACAAGTCACCACAAGGTCGTTTGCCACACTTGCCGTTGCCCCAATAGACTTGTCTTCCAGCAGGTAGAACGATGTGGTTTTATCAGTCACGATCAAAGATGCATCAGCGGGGACAGAAATGGTAGAAACAATTGCTGTTCCTGTACCACCAAGATCGTCTTGGCTAAAAATCTTGATCGTAATATCTGCCGCTGCAGTGCCATCTACGTTGGCCACAACAATCGAATTGATCTTATAGACCTTGCCGCTAGAGGCTGTGTTATTAACTATTGCAGTTGCAAACGGGTCGGCTGTGGATGAAATTAAATTTGTAGACGTATTGCCATAAATGGCGGTTACAGCGACTATGTTGGGATTTGCCATTTATAGCTCCTTAGAAACCGAAGATCATTGAAAATGCGATGGATTTACCAGCGGTAATGCCACTAGATGAGGTGGATGATGCCCAACCTGTTCCGGTAGAAGTTAGCACGTTGCCAGCAGTGCCGGGGCTAGACAGTCCCGTACCACCATTGACGGCGGGAAGAATACCAGACACGTCCGATGTCAACACCACCGGGTTACTGACAATCTTAACAAAGTCAGAACCGTTCCAAGCTACCAAGGCGCGAACACCAGAAGCAACCGTTACGCCAGTCGTTGGGCCAGAACCGCGAATAACGATAGAGCCAGTGCCAGCATTGATGACCAAATAGGCTTTGCTCTGGGCTGGGGCGGTAATGTTGCGAGTGGTAGCGCCGTTACTGGCTGTCCACAAGATGACTGCGTTACGTGCTTGGTTGGCCGCGCCGTTGGTCGTAGAGAGAGTTACATCCGCATCGGCTGCAAGTGTAGTTGTGCCAGCAATTGCCGAATCAATCAGGCCCGTGATGGAATCATTGACCGTTGTGCCCCACGTACCAGACAAGTCTCCCGTAGTCGGAAGTGCCAGGCCAAGTAGAGGGGAGAAATTGGTTACTGCCATTTTTGATCCTTATAGGCCATTCAGGATGCTGATTGCTTGTACATACGCTTTTGAGGCAGCGGTAGAAGTCTGGTATGTAGGAGCCACACCCGTACCATTGGAAGTTAGCAACTGACCCGACGTTCCCACATTGGTAGAAGCCACAGCAAATCCTGCTGGGTAGGTTACAAACACGTCTTTTGTGCCAGCAGAAAAGTTTAACGCTGATGGCTGTGTGGCCGAACTATTGGATAAAACAGTTGTACGTGCCAACGTCGTACCAGATGTTGCATACGTACCAACACCCACTTCCCACTCATTTCCTGTTTGGCTTGCAATCGTATAGAAGGTTGTGTTTCCGTCACCAATTACAGCAAAAGACTGAAATCCCGTAGCCGCGCCCGCAAGCGTGACCGTCCCCGTACCCGCCGTGGTAGTGGTTTCTTTAACACGATCTGCTAATACAAGTGCCATGGTATTTCCTTACACCGTCATTTCGACATTTTGCCAGTTTGGCGTCCCGCTGTCATCAATTGTTGTCCAATAAAAATAATTCATTGTGCCAACTTGACCCGTGGCCCCGACCCCAGCCAATGCCACGGTCCTGCTGGAACCAACTGATCCCACACTGCCTGTAGCCACCACACCATCTTCAGTTGGACTGTTGGTCTCAGTAACATCTCCCACCGCGCCAGCGGCTTGAACACCCGTCAGGGCAACAAGCCGTTCGCCCATCCCAATCGTACCAACTGCACCAGAAGCTAAAACACCATCTGGGATAGGCGAGAAATCAACAGTACCAACTGCGCCCGACGCTTGTAACCCGTCAAGACCGAACTCTTTGCCGGGGATAACTGTTCCAACAGCGCCTGAAGCCTCAACACCCGTCAAGCTGGCGGTGTAAGCAAAATCAACACTACCCACCGCACCTGATGCTCCGACACCTGTCAGAGCAATCAACTGCTCCACTGTGACGGTTCCAACAGCGCCATTGGCCAACACCCCAGTTTCGTCTGGGCTGTTGGTTTCTGTGACATCCCCTACCGCACCCAGCGCCTCAACTCCAGTTAGCGCAGCAGTGTTATTTCCAATAACAATACCAACTGAACCCGCCGCTTCTACTCCCGTAAGCACACAAGCCAAATCACTCGTGACTGATCCTACCGCGCCAGAAGCCTGAACGCCGGTAAGAGGAAGAACAATCGTCTGCCCCGCAAGCGAGGCAAACGGTGCTTCAGCGTATGCGGATATTCCGAACATGGCTACTCTAGCGGGTTACCCCGCCAGTCCTATTAGGTTGTAGCCAGGCGGATCAAAGCAGTGCTTGTTGTATTTGCAGGCATCGTCAACGTGAACGTGCCAGCCGTAATTGTTTGCGAACCAAAGGTATGAACGCTCACTGCCTTGTCAGCCTGTGTCGAGTTGTAGATCAACACTGCGTCAAATGCCGTAGACAAAGTCACTGTGGTGTATGTGATACTGGCCGAAGGCGTGACGAATGCAACACCTGCTGTTGCAGAACTGTTGGTGGCCGTTGGAACGGTTCCCATAGTCACTGCCACACCGCCCGCAGAGTAGCCAGTACCGGAAACCTCGTTAGAAGCAGAGTATGCCGTTGTGGAAGCATTAACGGTTGCGGTTGTCAGATACAGCGCCGCCTTGAACGTGTCAACGCCTGTCCCGGCTCGAGTAGGTGCTACACCAAAGTTATGGGTTGCAGTCATTAACTGGCCCATAAACGATGTGCACATTGCTTGGGTATTTGCCATGATAGTTCCTTAAGTAAAAGACGCTGCCTCAGCAGCTAGTGTTACGGTTTTTTTTAGGGCAACATGTGCTGAACGGTGCACAAGCTCTCCATCCAACCAATACTCCACCCACGTGGTTGATTCATTGTCATTATCAATGGAACCCTCTTTCTTTTCAAGCAAAGATTCGTCCATTTCGCCTTTGGTTGTAGTTATCAATTTAAACTCCTTTAAGAAACACGAATGAGCGCATTGTCTGCATTGTTTGGCGGGAACTGTATTTGAAATTGTTGGCTTACCGTTGTCTGATCAAGCCCAAAATTCAACACGCCAATCGATTTATTGCTCTTGGAAGAATTGTAAATCAGCGCCCCACGTGTCGTAAACGACGATCCGTTCCAGGTTGGATTGTTAAACGACACGTACGCAATGCTGCCAGTCAAGGTTACCGTGACCCCGGTGAGTATCTCGCCCCCTGCCGTGTACGCCGTTCCGGATGTCTCATTTGAAGTGGTGTACACCGTGGTGCTGGCATCTAACGTAGCGGCAGACGTGTACAGCGCAATCTTTATCGTATCCACGCTAAAGTCGTGCACCCCCAACAAGAGCTGCTGTTTAAAACTGTTGGTCAATCCGGCGGTGATCATGCATTACCTCACAGGCAGTTTGACTTGGCCATCTTGGTAGGCATCGCCGCGTTGCTTAGCATCACCCAGGTTCTTCAGCAGAGCGAGCGCTTCTTTGTACTTCCCGTCATACAGTCCCATCATGTCGGTTTCACCCTTCATGTAGGTGTACGCCTCCACCAGCGAGCCATACAAAAGCACCGTGTCAAAGTTGTCACCAAGCCAGGAAGTACCTGCCGTAACAATAGACTCGGGATAGTAGTAGAAATGCAGTTCCACTTCATAGTTGGCGTCAGGCGTGGGCCCAATGATAAAAACCAACTCATTTACATCACTGACATTAGGGCCAAAAATAGCATAGTACTTGGGCTTGCCGCGTTGTAATGGATTTGGATACGCTTCACGAATAAAGTTGACATCACGATTTAACAAGTAAAGGTAATCACCCTGAAACGTCACAGTGCCCGACACTGTTCCTGTGTTGGCAATCGTAAGCGTAACTGTAGTTCCTACGATCGTAGAAACAGCCGCCCCAGTTGCAATGCCTGTGCCCGAGACAATCATGCCCGCAACAATGTCTGTGGCGCTAGACACCACAATTGTTAAAGCTGCTGCCGTACCTGTAGCCGTTGGCGTAGGCTTGGCATAGAGTGCAAAAGAGTAGGAAGAAAGAAAATCCTGAGGGCAAGGAATATATTTATTGCCTGCCTGCACATTTCCCGTCATGTTCTTGCGTAGATTGGCAACCTGAACAGTGTTGTCAATTCGCTGCTCTGCCTGTTTTACAAAAACAGGGATCTGCGCTACAAAATCTGTATCGACATTGTTTGTATACGCCTGAATGGCAGCGCTTAATTGAGTGTAGTTCATGTGATGCTCGTCGTAACCGTTCCAAGCATAGGGCCTGCTACTAAAGGTCTTGCAAGTGGCATGGGCTGCATGCCAATGCTTGCAAAAGAAGAATCTCCAGCGTCCCCTACATAAACGTTAACACCCAGACGCGATTCTGGACGTGGCTCCAACAAAGCCTGGGGCTCATTTATTGTGCGCTTAGGCTCAAGCTGAGGATGTTTAGGCTCATAGCACTCGTCGCAAACCTTAAACCCAGTCCACTCTTTTTTGAGTTCGTTGAGCTTAAATTGTTGGCCGCACTGATCACACAGAGCAAGACCAAATTTGCCAGACGTGTAACCAGCCATCAGTAACTCTCCCCGTAGGTAGGTACTGCAAAATAACCAGTGCGTTCTGTGTCCTCTGCGGCAGCTCTTGCAAATTCTTCCTCATAAAACTGCTTGAGCATCACAATACGATCTGGAGCCTTTTTAACAGCCAAATAGTACGACAAGCCTGCAGTCAAACAAGGCAAAAACCTAAAAGAGATGTCCGCTGTGTTGGTGACTGCCCCTGTTTCCTGTATACGGCGAATGCCATAGTAGCGAAAGATGTACGCCTGGGTGGAGTCGGGCGCGGGATACAGGAACAGCTTTGCTGGCACTGTGCGCTGCACATAAAACTGAGCAGGACGCGAAGTGGTGTACTTGTTGGGAACGTGCAAATACTCAGCGCTGCCAATCCGGTCAATCGTAATATCCTGCTGAGTAGACTGGCCAGAATTAGTACGTATCACCGCCGACAAAACATCCACCGTATCGTCCGGCAGCGTGTACTCAAACGTACCAGCAACCAAGACCACCTGTCGCTGCTCAATCGTATACAGATTTAATCCGCGATTGGCCCACTCAGCAAACATCAAGTTTAAAGAGCGCCGTGCAGATAAAACGTCGTACCCATCCCGAACCTGCAAGCCGCAGCGTTCATACGCTTCGGTGATGATCTCATCGAAGTCCGGGTTGTAGGAGGAGACGCCTGAGGTGGTCATTTTTTAATAGATGGTTGCTTTTTGAGCACGGGCTGCACC